TGACCTATCAAGTAATCAGCTGCGCGTGCTTTTGAACCATAGGGGAATAAATCATCTCTCACGACATATATTCCATCATGTTCAACTATTTTTGGTTGGGGAAAAGGATCAAACCAATCTCCTACTATATCGTTCATGTTGTTTCCATTTGGCTAAAGTTCTTGGTTTTTCTAAATACTAAATACATGTGGGTCGCGAGATTGCAGTCTCCACCCACTCTAACACTAACTGAGAGTGTCAGCTATGAATATTTATACTCGTTTAAACTATCCAATTGGATATTATGTTTATGCCTATCTGAGAAAGGATGGGTCTCCTTATTATATTGGTAAAGGTCAAAAAACACGAGCCTGGATAAAAAGTGGTGGTGAAGTGCCCATGCCAGAATCGACTAGAATAATCATATGTGAATCAAATCTCACTGAAATTGGAGCATTTGCTCTAGAGAGAAGGTTGATACGTTGGTACGGCCGAAAAGATAATGGAACAGGAATACTAAGAAATAGAACTGATGGTGGTGATGGCGGCCCAGGACTTATTTTTACCGAGGACGCCAGAAGGAAAATGAGAATTTCGACCACAAAACCAAAAACAAAAAAGCACGCCGAAAACATAAGGTTATCTAAACTTGGATCAAAAAATCCAATGTTCGGTGTCCCGCCTTGGAATAAAGGTAAAAGTGGATATTCTACCAGTAAAAAAGGCCAAAGGAGAAAATGGATAACAAATGGTAACCAATCTAAAATCATACTTCTAAATGATCCTATTCCTGTAGGTTGGCATAAAGGCCGCCACGACAATGGTCGTACTAAACATCACTCTCCACCATAATTGAATAATTTTTGACTTTCTGAAATTTGTAGCATTTGTCAAATTTATCAATCATTTGGGTTTTGTGACTGATCACGAATGTATTGGTGCCTTCAGTCAAAGACCACATAATCTTGAGGAATTCATCGGTTCCATTTGTATCAAGAGAACCATCAAATATTTCATCAAAGATTAGAAGGTTTGTATGGACACTGTTGCGCTTGCGAGCAATGGCACGCCAGGCGAACAATATGGCCAGGTTGATACGCATCTTCTCACCCTCAGAGAAATTCTGGTATGAGAATTCGCTGATGAACCTTGACTTGATGGTCTCTTCAAAATTTTCATTTAGTTCAAACTGTACACAAAACCCCATTTGTGTGAGGTACTTGTTGATCAGTGAATTGATAATAGGCAAATACTGCTTGATGATCTTAGTCTTGATACCACCATCCTTCAATAGATTTATGGCAGTTTCAATATATGACTTTTCCTCCAGCAACACCTTTCGTTCATTATCACTCTGTTCGGATTTGAGTAAGGCATCGGTCAATTCCTTCTCACTCTTTTGTATAATGCTGACATCCACCTCCGATATCATCTCGCCCATATGAGATAATAGCGAATCTATTCTGGCCTTATTCTCAACATTTTTGTTCGTGAACCTGATAACCTCTTTCTGAATTTCCTGCATGCGCGCCAGTTCATCCTCGAAAGTTGCTATTTTCTTCTTAAGCAACTCAATCGCCTTTGATCCTTCCACAGTTTTGGAGGACAATTCATCGATCTTAGATTTCTTTAGTGCTTCATCGATATTCTGTTGGCATGTTGGGCATGTGTCATTATCATGATAAAATGAATGTTCTGTGGATGCCTTATACAAATTCAATTCCAATTTAGTCAATATAACATTCGCATCCTTGATCTTCTTTACCATTGAGGAAAGACCGGTGATTTGCTTTTCGCGGCTCTGTATTTCTTCTGTGTTATCCAGAATATCCTTTTTCAGAAGGTCAACTTCATCCTGATACTTTTTGAACCGTTCACGTTGACTTTGCAAAGCACTCTCGTTGGTCTCCCTCAGTGACTTCAAAGTATTTTTTATATACGCGATCTTATCATTTCTGCCAATACTCTCTATACGGTTACGCTCCAGCGATTCCCTATTCTCAGCATGCTTTTGCTTAGCAATCTGGTTCATTGTGGAGAATATCTGTATATCAAGCAGGTCTTCAATGACCAAGCGCCGATCAGCAGGTGTTAGCTGCATGAATGGTGTGAATGAGGCGGACCCTAATATGACAATCTGTGTAAAGGACTTGAAATTCATTTTCAATATGAATTTCTCCAAGTGTTCCTGATAGTCCTTTGACTTTGAGTCTTGGTTTATACAGAGACCATCGCAATGTATCTCAAACACATTCGGTTTAATGCCTCTTATTACTTTGTATTCTTTTCCATTCGTCTTGAATTCAATCTCAACGGCACAGTTCTTGCTGTTGATACTATTGACCAACTTTGGCTTGTTGATATTTCGAAATGACTTACCAAACAAGGCAAAGCATATCGCATCAAGCATTGTTGATTTGCCTGATCCGTTCTCTCCTATGATAAGAGCATTTGGAGTATCGTCTAGGGTTAGTTCGGTAAAGGAGTTACCTGTTGATAAAAAATTCTTCCACCTAATTTTAGTCATAATTAACATTCATATACTTCCTTTTCCTTTTGTCAAATTTTGCTTCCACGGAAGCAACCTTAAATTATTCAGAGATGATATTTCTTCAGGTGTAATTCCATTATCAAAACCATATCGCAAAGGAACAATATGATCCAATTGATAGCCGCCATCCACTCCGCATAAAGTTCTAACGTGGCCATGAGGATTCAATATGGAAATGTTTTCTTCATATATTTTCTGTGACAATTTATGCACACGATTACAATAGCGTTTATATTCTGCGGTACCTTCTTTCATTTTGGTTCTTCTATATTTCTCCGTCATCATATAACTTTTATCGCGCGATTTTAACATATCACGATACTCTAATGAACTATACATACATTTTCGCGAACAATATTTTTGTTTAGAAGAAACAATCTTTCTAAACTCAGTTAAACATACACTACATTCAACTATTATTCTCTCTTTGATTAATCGGCCTGGCCTTCTGCCTCTTATTTTAGATAATCCCAATCTTTGACGCAAAATCGGTAAATATTTAGCACTCAATCCTAATATCTTTGAAAGTTCCACATCTGTTTTAGTGTTATCTGTTAATAGGGCAATCTTTTCCATTTTATTCATAGTAAGCACTCCTTTACTTACTATTTATAATTCTTCATTCTTCCATCTGACTTTGCTAAATCTAATCATTAATTGTTGCCGCAACCGCCTCCTGGTATATTGTTTTCATGTATCTCTTTAGTTTATCAGAATCTAGGGGCAATGACAACCCATCAATATACTTTTCCATTATTGTAGGTGTGTCCTCTGCCTCGTTTATTGTGTCCTCATCATCTATTGAGTAGTTCTGCAATCCTTCAACAATGGTAACGTCATTTGGCATTACCTTGTATAATTTGTCCAGCAACATATCAAAGGCATATGGATTGTTTCTGTTAGTACATATGATCTTGACATATGTGTCCTTGAATTCTGAATAATCCCTATTGGTGATGCGTTGTATAATATCGTCCTTATATTTCTCGTCATCATAGGCTATCATCTTGAATATATTGTATGGGTTACGAATAAACTCAAACTTGCGCGTTTGTGTGTCAAATATGGTGAATCCTCGAGGATCATTATAGTCTGCCCATGTGTACTCAGCAAATGCGCCTAGGTAGTGAATATTATCCTTTGATGATTTTTTATGATAGTGTCCAGAAAATACTAGATCATAGCGACTAAACAATTCCTTGTCGTCACCCGTCTCGGATACAATACCACGAAACATCTCAAACCCAGCCAACTCAAGGTGTCCCATGAGTATGTCGGATGCTGAATTTTTGATGGCCTCATAACTTTCCTCAGAATTACTATTTGTAATCCATGGAAGCATCTGAATTGGCACACCACCAATATCAATAAGGCCCGGCCTAGTATATGTTTGAATGGTATCATATCTGCCCGATACCAATTCATCAAGAGCATTTACATCATGAGTATCCTTATAATATTGATCATGATTACCACACAATATGTGAGCATTTAACTTCCTCTCTGCTATTGGTTGAAGGAATAGTTCACGACATATTTTGGCCGTTAGGTAGTTCACATATTTCCTTCTGTCAAACAAATCACCCAAATGGATAACATGCTTGATATCATTTTCGTCGATATAATTGAAAAAGTGATCAAAAGACTTCCGAAAATATTCATGGAATACTACACTATCATTTCTCACACCCAGGTGTGTGTCACATATCAATGCCACTTTGGTCATATATTAGTTTCTCCTAAATGGCGTCTCATTGTCATAAATTTTGATAGCCTTGTCGATCTCAGACCGTATAAGGTCGAGTTGCAGTCTATAATTCGCCCTAATCAAATGATTGTCTCTGGTATTGTTCAAAGACTTGATCATAGATTCAATTATAGGGGGAAGTTTGTTGTTGATATCCGTCCTCATGTTTGGTCCTCGTTTTCTAGTAATGAAAGAAGGTTGTTCTTAACCTCCTTGCGTTTGCGTTTGCGCTCCTCCTCTTTCTTCTCAAATTTGGCCATAAAAGAGTTCATATTATCAGACATCTTGGGAGAAATCAAGCTATTATTATTGTCGTCTACCAGGCTGTTAAAGTCATAGTTCTCCACAAAACTCTTATAGAGGACATACCTTTTGCGTTCTTCTGTTCCTATTCGTCTCAGAAACGAATTCTTAATGATCGTGGTGAAGTAGGCGAAAGGGTTAGGAGGTATTGGGTTGCCCTCAGAGTCCTTGCGGTGTGGATTATAACCATCAAAGTACAATAAGCAGTTCTCAATACCATCCTCAATCATCTCTTCCTTGAATGAGTAATTAGCAAAGGATGGTTTTGTTGCGAACTTTTTGGCTATAGCCATTATACACTGCCCTATATAGTCGGGCATTCTTGGCACTTCTCTGCCTTCTTCAAGTGCTTCTGTCTTCTTTTTGTGATATTCTACAATGGCATTATGGAAATCTCGGTTGTTGACGTAATTTTTCGTTTTTTTCATTAAGGAACCCTTTTTTAGCTTGACATGCTATTGACATGCTGTTATGATCCTGGTGTTGCCGTTTCAGATGGTATATTGGCTAATGAAGAATGCGTTTGTTTCTTCCTGTGTTTCTTATCAAATCCATTGCTTCTTCTAGTTCTTCTTCAGTTAGTTCCTCCTCCAATACATCCTCCTCCGAAGAATCGCGAAGCGATTGAATTAGTTCTTCCTGTTCCTCCTTAGAAGGTTCCTTATCAGGCTTTTCCAACAGAGCTATGTAATATTTCCTCATATGATCCGATACATTAGCGGTAACCAATACATCAGTGGCACGAATGCTCATGGATGATTCCTCCGATATTAGTTGAGGAAATATCCATGTCATAAGATTAATGGCCATTGCTCCAAACTTCTCATTATATGCATAGACCACCTTCATTGGCTTTTCTAGCATAAAGGTCTTTCCTTCAGCATCAATATATTGAACTTTGGAGATGATGTCCTCACCCGTCACCAGTCGGAGGAATTTGATATCGTTTTCCATATGCACCTCATAAATCTACATTATACAATTTGAATGCAAATTTTTCTTCCTTATACACTTTGAGTCTTTCCTTAAGGTGTTTCAGAGTATAGTTCTCCTTGCGTTTATGTCGGAGATCATCTGCCAAATCGTAAATCTTTGCTTTCTTCTTTGTATCTGTTATACGCAACACACGTCCTATTGACTGTAGGTTTCTTATTTTTGACTTTGTTGGACTGGCCAATATAACATTGTGTAGGTTTTTGATGTTGGCACCTGTCGAAAATACACCAACCGAGGCCAATATGATTGCATTATCTTCCTTTTCGGTGATTGCTCTTATTTCATTTCGGTACTCCGCATCCGTCTTACCATATATGAAGAATACCTTTCTGGTATCACCATTCAATTTCTTGTTCAACAAATCTAGAAGTACTTTGCCATGGTCAACAAATCGGAAAAGAACAAGAGTGTTACCTTCCTGAGCTACCGTTAGATTGGTGATAAAGTTGTTTCTTCTCTCCGAGTTTGTGATAAGTTGAATTTCATTCTGATAATTCAAGGACAGTATCGGCGCACCCTTCTTATGGAGTTCTTCACAAACACTTGGCGGGTGCTTTAGCACTATTATGCGAACATCCTGTTCCGCCAAATACTTTTCCTCAGTCAATTGTTTGGTTGTTGTGTTCTGATATACAGGACCAAACAATCCTTCAAGAACCAATTTATTGATTTTGGTGCCATCCAGTGTACCGGTGAATCCTACCCTTATACTTGCCTTTTTTGACTTCTCCATAATATTATTCAATGAAGTGGCAGTAAATAGATGGCATTCATCCCCGATTATGAAATCGATGTCGTCGAAAAAATTATCAGGCAAATTATATAGTGATTGCCAAGTGGATATTATCAATGGCTTATTTGTTTTTGGGTCTGCGCCTGAATGAACACAATGGATATTGTCTTCCACATTGAACTTGTTATATACAGAATAGTCTGTGAAATCACCATACATCTGATTTACTAGATTGATGGTTGGTACCACTATTATACCCTTTTTACCATTTGTCTGTACAACTTTTGGTGGTATTGTGACCCACTTGCCGCTGATCATTTTTATTTCAGGCTTAGGACCATCTCTCTTAATGGTCGAATCAAACCCAAGTATTGATGCCGTCAGCATATAGATTATGAGAGACTTACCTGATCCTGTAGGGGATATGATTATGCGTCTCTTGTTCTCAAATGCCTCACGATATGCATCCAATTGATAATCTCTAGGTGGAATCGCTGGATTTATACGCTTGACCATGTCTGCCGGATCAATTACATCAGGTACAGGACTGTCTGGATATGAGAAAGTATATTCCCTCTCCCTTGCAAACTCTTCCAATTTGTGAACAAGTCCTTTGGGTAAGGTCCTTGATCTGGCATTGAATAGTCTTATCTTACCATCCCAAAGTCGCGACTTGAACTTGGGTGAGTGTTTGGCATTAGGTACATCGAAACAAAAATGGTCGCGTAGTTCATATGCGACGCTATCCTCACAGAGCACCTTAATGAGATGTTGATTTTGGAGTATTTGTACAGTGATATTATTGACCATGGATAAACTGTTCCCACTTAACTATATTTCCTAATTGGAATGTTCTGTTGTGGAGTTCTCTCAGTATGCGATCACAGAAGTCCACAATCTCTTTATTTAGGATTTTTTTGGCTAGTATTCTATTTAGATCATCATCCGAATCAAGGTAAAGGGGTATGTCCTGCCTTAGTATCTTCTTAAGTATTGGTTGTAGGTTGTATTCTTTGAGGTCGTCTGGATTGTTGAGGTCGCCGGAATAATATTCCCATTTGACCTTTTTCATCTTTTGATAGTCCAATGCATGCTTCTCTGTCATCAGTTTATGATGGGACAACACTCTAAGGTATTTGGCATGAAGAACAGGAATTCTACTCAGTTCCTTGGACGGCTCTGTGAGGTCCATGGTTGAGTCCTTGGCCCATTCTTCAGCCAGAGCGTCGATATTCACAGGAGTTTTCATAGTCAATCCTTAGTAATGTAGACAAATAATCCACATTATAGAGGAACATTACCAGTTTGTCAAGTACTAAAATCGTTCCAGAAAGAATTGGTCATATCTAAACTGTATTTCCAATGTAGGTATATTGTCAGCATTCTCGACTGTACTGAAGTCTATACCAGACATGGCCACAGGATGGCACTCGGTAAACTTGAATCGCATGTTTGGTTCATTGGAGTTCTTATACAAGGTTAGTTCTCCATCATGATATGGAGAGTCCTTGCGGCGTGCCTCATCGAACCTTATATACTGAGGAAATTTCTCAGGTTTGGTTAGTGAATAGAGCCAATTTTTGGTCTCTTCCCATACGCGAAGGTCCTCATCGATAAGTGCAACCACTGTCATTGGCTCAAATACCAGTTTATCGCCATGCCTGTATGTGTCAGCAAACAAGTTTGGAACAGGTACAGGTGAGGTAGATATGCCAGGTAGATTCACGTTCTGAATGAAGTATTTCAGAAACGGAAGAGTAGGAAATATGAAGGTATGCTTCGTTAGCTGAAGCAAACTTTTGTTATATGGAATTGTGCCTAGTGCTGATACGTTAGTCATTTAATACCTGCTTTATCCAATAATGGAGCATGTTGCGGATGCTCTTGTCTAATATAGGCGGCCGCATTTCTTGCCATACCTTGGCCAACATGTTTAATCATAAGTGGTATTAGGTCTGGATGGTTATGAATTACATTACTTTGTACATGTATATTTGTTTTTGGTCCAACAGATTGTAACATATGAGGAACGTGTTCTGGATGCTTTTGCAATGTATATAGCTGTGAGTCACTATGAAAATTTTGTCCTGTATGAGTTATCAGCTCACCTATATGTTCGGGGTGATGCCTTGCTATACTATACTGGATGTTACGTTTCATTGATCCTTTTACCGCTCTGATCATATGTGGTATCAAATGACGATGGTGGTCATGCCTCAATATAGAATCCTGTGTAAAATCATGTAAATTTTCACCCATATGTTCTATCATATCCTGCGCATGTTCCGGATGTTTACTCAAAATAACTCTTTGTGCTATATGACCTAGTGCATCCTTTTTTTGTCTAATTATGTGTGGTATCAGATCAGGCCTTCTTTCAATAGATGCATGCACCACATGTCGATCGGTTCGGACACCTACCTTATCAAATATATGTCTTACATGATCATGATTTGGATCATTGTGATGCCTTGTTGCAATGATGGCCTGTGCTTCCTCATGTAAATTTTCACCCACATGTTCAATCATGTGCGATATCAATTCTGGGCGTTCATGTGCAATTCTAACTTGAACGTTGGGGTGTAGGAAACCTCCCATATGTCTTATCATATCAGGTACTTTGTCTGGATGTTCATCATATACATGTTTCTGAAGCGGCTCATACATTTTACCATGTTGTGACTCCACCGTAAGCTTACCAGCGCGAACATCTCTTACTTGAGATATAGCATCTTTCTTCATCATTGAATTTTCGTTTTGTTGATTTAATTTTGCGATCTCAGGGTGGGCAAAATGTGCTTCTGCGAACGCATGTTTCATTAGAGTATGCATTTTCTCAACGGGGTCAGCAGGCCTGTTTCCTCCTCTATAGCCAAAATCAATAGGATCATCATTTTTATTCATGGTTTGACCTGATGCGGTATGCCATTGAACATTGCCATAATCTTTTGGTATTCCCCCTTCTGCTTTTGGTACAGCTACCATTAGGGGACTTTCGTATGAGTGTTCTTTAAATGTGCCCTTATCGCGTGTTGTACACCAGCTACGACCAGGATCAAAACGAGCAGCTGCCTCATGTTCATGCAAATGCCAAAACTCCACATGATCATTTTCCCAAACCTTAGTGGCGCCATGCTGTGCCTTTTGCTTTTTCATTTCCCTTTTCGATGGGCCCAATTTTGCCAATCGTGATGCTATAGGACCCTCTAATTTTTTGCCAAGGTCGCCCGCGCTGTGATGTAGTATGTTAGTACTAATACCTTCGACATTAGGTCTAAGCAGAGAAGATGTGGTGTGATGTGTTCCGGGTTCTTCTGGATAAGATATTTTATTCGGTGCGCTCTGGAAAGCACCCAACATAGCATGAATTTTGTGTTTATCCTCTTCTAAGTTGGACCCCAAACGAATATTACCATTATGGTATTCTCTCACCACCCATCCCATATACTTACCTGATGGTGTGGGATCAAATTTTCGTAGATGAGCTATTATTTCATGACCTTTACCATGGAGTTCAGGAGGCAAGTATGTGTCATGGCTATGATTGAGATTGCCGCCAAATTCTTCTTGGGCGGCCGCCACATGGTCTCTTGCTTCCATGAGAAATTGTATAAAACGTAGCATATTACTTCAGGCTCCGACAATTTGACAATGAGTATTTATAAAAAATGGGGAAGAAGTTGCCTCCTCCCCCACTTTCACCCAATTATGTCTTTTTCTATTAGGTAAGGTTCCTAATACGGAAAATTCTGTAATAGATGTTAGAATTTCCTGTTGTGGTAGCACCATCACCTGCGGTTGTCGCAAATGGGTTAGCAACCATTCCGTAACGGGTCTTGAACCCGATCTTTGGTTGGAATGTATCCTGACCAACCGCTCTCACCATCTGGAGAGGAACGTAAGGACAGTAGAACAATCCAGCGTCATAAGGAGACATACCCTTATAACCTACGGTGCACAATTCGTCACCGTTTGAAGAACCACCGAAGTAAGGATCGATGTAAACCTTGATTCTTCCGTGTAGTAGACCGGCAAAGGTGTTGCCTGTGTCGTCAACAGAAAGCTGTGCACTTAGCGCAGGTGTGTAATCAAGAACACCAGCCATCGCAAGCGCCGATGCTACGTCCGACGATACGATGATGATGTTACCCTTACCCCTACGAGTCTCACGGGCAATCGCGTTGCAGTCTCTTTCGATCTGGAAGATAAGACCCTTGAACTTTTCAACTGACCAACGGCCGTTTGAGTCTGTATCAAGGTCGAACGTTCCAGCGGTTGTTACACCGTACTGTGCGCCTGCCTTAGCGGTTCTGTAGATTGTACGAATAACCTCACGGTTGATTTCGGCAAGAATTTCTGTTGACAGAATGTTTGACAACTCCGTCTCAGCATCCAGACCATGCACAGCCTTAAGGTCTTGTGCAAGTTCCATGGTGTACTCTGCCTTTAGAGCCCTGCTACGCGCAGTAACAGTAACCTTGTCGATTGCGAATGCCATTTCAGCGAACTGGTTCGTTGAAACGTCTCCAAGCGCTTCGGCCTGTGCTGTGCTCATACCACGACCATAACCATATAGGTCTCTGTCGGATAGATCATAAACAGGGTTGGTGTTAGCATAAGACTGCAACACGTTACCATTTGCACCTAGTGCGTTGGTACCAGAGAATGCAGTATTTGCTTCGTTAAACAGTGCTTCATTGCCTGTCTGTGTCTTATACTTAGAACGCATTGCGAAGATCAGGCCGGTTGGACCGGTCATAGGCTGAACACCGCAAATGTCATAAGCGATAAGGTTAGGAAGTGCACGACGCACCAACGAGATAAGAATTGGGTCGTATGCGTTGATGTTACCACCACCATAGTTGTTGGTAGGCGCGGTTTCATTCAACTGGCGAGCCTCTTCAGCCAATGCCTTCTCTTGGTTCTCAAGGATGATGGCTGTAACTGCTCTCTTGTAAGGATCCTTAATTGGACTTACACTCTCATGGTCTAGAACCTTAGACCACTTGTTTTCTAGTGCTTCTGATAGATACATTTTTATTAACTCCTATTACTTCTTTGTTCTTCCAAGAGCGCGGACGTAATGTTCCATAGGTCCTCGTGCCTCTTCCGAAATTAGTTCTTTTCCTGATTCAGCATTGTCGTATGAATCCAATGTTGCTTGGCCAGGTGTTGGTTTCTTCTTAAAGTATGACTCAGATAGGGTCTGAACCTTCTCTGAATATTCCTCAGGGGTTGTGAAACCGATATTTTCTGCCAAAACTTTAAGCTTCTCGGCCTGCGTATCGGTCAGTCCTTCACATGCTTCAGCGATAATCAATGATCTAGATGCTTCATTGATAACCTTTGAATACTCAACATTTTTCTTGATTTCTTCGTTTAGTTGATTCTCTAGTTGCTCTAGTTTGCTGTTCATTTCTTCTAGAACATCAACCTTCTCGTCAGGAATATCGATATAATGCTCTGCGAATAGGTTTCTTAGTCCGGAAATGAAATCTTCTGTCAACTCGGTCTTTAGGCCAGACTCGATTGCAATTTCATTTTCCTTGACCCATTCCTCAGCAACATATGATAGATACTGATCAACGTGCTCTTGTAGTTCTACAACCACATTATTAATTTCTTCCTGAAGTGACTTAGCATAAGCTTCTTCAAGTACAGCAACTTCCTGCTGAACTCTGGTTAGAACTGCGGATTCAAAAATTGTCTCTGCCTTCTTACGGAAGTCTTCTGATAGTTGCTCACCTTCAAGGAGTGCGTCAACATCTTCCTTGATGCTACGGATTTCAATTACTGGTTGCTCAGTTGCTTCTTCCTCTTCAAGGACTTCTCCTGAATCCTGTTCTTCAAATTCAAAGTTTTCTTCAATGGCCGCTGCGATTTCTTCGTCTGAATGGCCTTCTTCAATCATCTTTTCAATGAATGCCTCAAGTTCTTCTGAGATTTCAACTTCTTCGTCCATTTTTTCACCCTTATCCTTTGCAGCACCTTGTCGTCGTGGATCGGTGCCGTTATGACCGTGTGAGGTTCTTGTTCTGGAACGCCTGTCTGGGTCTGTCATCCGGCGGTTCGCTTCATCTTTAAATGCTTGTTCTTTACCATCATCATCCTTGTCCTCATGAATTGGCTCAGGACCTACTGGGGCGCGACTTGACCTGCTCGTATCCTTACCAACTGAACCTGCGGATAGCGCGCCGATGTTTCTTGGATCAGTAGGTGTTACTACTGCGTCAATTTCAATATGTTCTTCTGGTGACTGTCCGTCAGGTGGTGTCCACCTTGGAGGTACTCCAGGGCCTTTACCAGATGATGGGTCATTTGCGTTTCTTGGATTTGCAAACCGCCCTGTGTAGGACTTGCTTACACCACCAGGAGAAAACTCACCGCCCGGCTTGAGTGTTGCCATATTGGGTGTTATTTTCTTGGCATCTCTATCTGGAGTCGGATCATTCGACTCGTTCATTATAATATTCTTTGCTGTTTCTGTTAGCGACTTACCCATTATTGATTACTCCCTTATGG